TACCATGAATATCTAGTAACAAATTGACTTTCTTAAGAAATGCTTCATGTTCATCTGGATATTTCTTTTTATCAGGAGCTTTTTCTCTTAGTTGTTCGGGTGTCATAGATATCATATCGACACCCAACTCATGAGCTTTAGCCTCAACAGTGGCCGAGACCGTCGAACCCATAATAAAATCAGCTTTCTTTCCTGAGCCCACATCGTAACCTACCTGCATACCGAAGGTAAGCTCTCCCAATCCTAATGCTTCTTTCATCTCCGCATCTTTCTCAACTACGAAATTAATTAGTTTTTTCAGCTCCGCCTCATTGCCTTTTCCCATTTCGGTAAGATGGTCATGAAAATCACTCATAGTCTTAGCGTCACCTCCTCTAAAGTAGGGATCACCCCGCAATGCTATAGCCGCCGCTCTCCATTTTGCTACCTTGCTCTCGGCCCATTCATTCGCCTCTTTTTGATATTGTTCTCTCAATGCTGGCACCGCTTCGGCTCTCGCTATCTCCTCCTCCGTTGCACCTTCGGCCTCTCCACCCGCAACCGCAGCATCCATAGCTGCTAAAGCAGAAGTAATTTCACCAATCTTCTCTCTGTGCTTTCCTATAAGATCACTTATCTCACCAGCCCCTTCAACAGCAGCCATATGCTGGCCCAAGGATTCAACTTCCCAGTTCTTCTCACCACAGTTTGCCCTAGCTCGTTCTAAAGAGTAATTTATAAGATTTCCTGGAGTTCTCATATAAATACTATCCGAACCGTCAGCTCCTTTAAGTATGAGACCATTATTCCCACCCTTTTCTGTTATTATATTATTAGAGAGTGTTTTACATGCCTCCGCTTCCAACCACGCCTGGACCTCGGGATTCGTCCCCTTCGCTTTTCCAGTTCCAAACATTAAAATAGTCTTTATAGTGTTTAGTGCATACAGCGTTACTTCCAGATCTTCAACCTTAGTTCCAACTGTAAATGTGTCATTCTTGCCATCCCCGTCTGGATCATTGCCAATTATGCCTTTAAGATTACAAAATTTCTCTTCTATACTTCTACCAGCGGTTCCTACTGCGTACTGTTCAGGGAAATAGTGCCAATGCTCGTGACCTTCTTTCCCTTTAACATAAACTTCATCCGCAGGCTTCGCCTGATCTGCTACATCTTTAACAAGTCCTGTGATCTCGTCTAATACCCTGGTGAGTTCACCAAGTTTAGGCTCCCCAGCATACACCCCACGAAATTTTGTGGGATCAGGAGGGCGTTCTATTCCCTGCCCTCCTGCTCCTGGTAGGTTCTCCTGGGCTTTTAAACCAGCAAACGCCTTAATAAATTTTACCCAGTTGCCTGTCTTTTTAACGGTCCCATCCTGATTTTTCTCTTCTATATCTTTAATTCTCGTGACATTGAGCAAGTTATCATTACCAAAAAAGTTGATTCCGTCGATGTTCGACATACCAGGAAACTTAGCAATAACGTGCGTTGTTTCTAAGTTCTTTTCAATAGAAACTTCTCCACTATTATAAGGTTTATCAGTAGACATCACATTCTCTATTGCTGTCACCGCATCCCCCTCGGCAGCTGTAAGCTCTTCATCAGATGGCTGGATCTTAGCCTTACCCGTGGATGCTTCCTGAATACTTATAGAAAACTTACGCTTCTTTATACGGGAATAACTGTCTAGTAGTTGATGATAAAAATTCATAGTATTGTATTATAGAAAAAGCCCAGCCCAGAAAATCCCAGGCTGGGCCTATTGATATCTTAACCTATCTAGTTTTTCAAACTACAGTCCTAACGCCCCACCGTGACCATGAAAACCATGATCCATGAAGTCGTACTTGAAGGTCATTGCAACAGTATGGAACTCATCAGCTCCATACTTATATTCAGCAGCTTTCCATGATTTTGGGTATACCCCGAAAAACTTAGTTGAACTTATAGGCTGACCTTTATTATCTAATTGAAGTACTTCTACCTCTCTAGCTTTAAAATCATTTGCCACACCACCCTCGACATTCTTCATAATCTGCCCAGTCATTGGGTCATAAATGGTTTTAAACCACTCCCAGAGCGTAATAGACGGTGAATCTTTATACAAGTGATCAAAAGTAATGGTTAGGTCATCTTGAACTGGCTTGCCAGGATAGAAGACCTTATCGTTAACACGATGTACTTCAATATCACCGACTGACATTCCAGCCTCTCCAACAGACTTAGCTGCCAACACCAGAGGTGTATCAAACGCAGGTCCAGCCTCACCATTAAAGTTAGGAAGTGTAAAGTGACACTCCCATGAGTAAGTCCGTACTGAGTTTAACCCCTCTGATATAACAGGAAGCCCATTTGTGTTGTTAGGATCAGTGTCCCTCGCAAAACTAGCACCCGAGTATAGTGGTCCGTGAGCCATTTATATTCTCCTATATCTTTCCTAATTGAGCAGTTTGATTAGTTATATTAATTTCAAACACAACCATCTCTGCTGTTTTTGTGGGCTTGATTATAACCTTAGTCCACATTTCATTTCTATCAATTCTTACAGGAGTATTTGTAGTTGAATCACACACTACTCTAAAATCTGTAATACCTCTTCTACGCTTAATGTCATCCAACATAGGATTAATTAAGTCTTCAACTCTTGACCAAGTAAACTGATCATTTGGTTCAAAGACTAAGCGTCTTGTTGAAGCTAAGATCATCTTACGAATAACAATCAACATGCGTCTGACGTTAACTCTATCAAGTGCAGTTGGGTCTCTTTGTGTAGTTCTCTGCCCAAAGATTGTAATACCCTGTTGCGGAAAGTTAACAATTGGATTGATGACATTTCCACCACTATATAGGGAGTCTCTATCACCTTGATTCAACGCCAACTCTACGTCAGTAGGCTTGGTCAATCTGCCTCTGACATAACCAGCGGGTGCGAACCACGGATCTGCCACACTGTCAGTAAATGCCATCTGTCTAGCCGCAAAGATCTCAGGTGAGTACCAACGGTCAGCACCATCATGTACACTAAAGACCTTTAACCAAGGCCAGTAGCAAGCAGCATAAGAACTATTAATAGCTGCTGATCTGTTGTCATCTAACCCATTATGCCACTCAATAGCGTCCCCAACTCGACCAACAGCGTATGGAGGAGCAACTAATGCGAGGAAATTCTGGGTTCCTTCAGCCAAAGTGATTAAAGCATTTTGAACTGAATCTATGGGAGTTGTTCCATGAGGACACATTGCTATAGAGATGTTCAAAAGATCATCATCAAGAGCTTGCATACCTGTCTTACCTCCGTCAGATTTCTCCTCACCAATAAGTATAGTAGCAAGCTCGGGATCCGTATCTTCAATACCGTTAGTTCCATCTGCTAGGCTGTAAGTTCCTTGAACTAACTTAGCAAATCTACCCCCCGCCATATCAGCAACACTGTTATCAGCTCCATGCCAACCATTTATGGTACTACTACCGAGGGTTGACAATCTATCGTAGAAGTTAGAAAGTTTAGTTGTTGTAAAATCGGTAAGACTTTTATTTTCGCCCATTCTACCAACAATCCACTCTGAAGTTTTAGTAGCTACTGTAGCACCAATCTGGGTTTCAATAAAAGGCTCACCTGACAGGAAGGAACACTTAAAGGTTTCACTAGCAACTCCTTGATCATTAACTTGAACTTCAAAGTTTGCTGCTCCTCTAACATTCACATCTACACTGTGACCACTAGTGGTTCCATCATCCTTGGTTCCAGCATCATAACCTTTACCAGGGTATAAGCCTTGTACTAATAAAGCTACACCATCTTCTTGGGTACTTTCAGCCGTGGTTCCATGCGTTCTCACCGCAGTAGCGGCTCCATTCAAAGCTCCCTGACCTAGAGACGCAGCCGTGGGAGCAGCTGACCCTTCGCCTATCGCATTGAGAGGGGTGAAGGCTGCCGAGCACGTTACCCAACTAGCAGAGTCTGAATTGTATATTTCAACTTTAAGATCCATGTAAGCACCAGAACCAGCAGCAGCACCAACGATAAATGCGGAGGCATCAGCCCCCGTTCCACCAGTAGCTATAATCTTGGAAGAATCTAATCCCCCTCCTAAAACTTTCTTCAAAGCTGCGGTATTAGCATGACCAGAAGAGTTATAGCTAGATGATGCCCCTATAGTACCACTTGGAATAGTTACTACTTTATCGGTTAGAATCTTGGTTCCTGTATTATCCCAAACGGTTGCAGTCAATCTAACAGAAGAAACAGCGGCATCGTCCGTTCCCAAAGTTATCATTCTATCATCTACTCGACCCGATACATGGAATGCTGGACAAAGACCCACAGGCACAGCGGCAGATGATTGAAGTGCACCTGAAGCACATCTAATAAATCTAATAGAGTTAGTAGTTTCAAGAACTTCCAAAGCCCCCTCAAGGGCTTGTCCTGTAATATCCTCACTTGGCTCACCAAAGACACGGATAAGATCATTCTGGCTTGTAACTAAAGTGGCTCTCTCGCCATCAATACCCGCAATGGGTCCCTTAGAAGCAAACCCAACAATACCGATAACGGACGAATTAATACTTACTGGATAGTCTGAAATATCCTTCTCAACGACATATACACCTGGACTTACATAAGATGGCATTTTTTATCTCCTTAGGATTGGTTGCAAATAGAAATTAATCTTCTTGTATGAAGATTTTTTATAATGCTGCTCATATAACTGGCAGGTATAACAACGCTTTGGTTTGGTTTTAGCAGGAAGTGCTCTACCCCTTGCTCGGTCTGCAATGGAATTGTCCATGTTTGCAAACTTGTATTTGTAATTATTTTCATGTAGGAACTCCTATAATATGTACCTTTATTGCGGGTACTTTTGATTAAAAATATACTGAACTCTCTAACTAAGTTTAAATTCTGTCTTAAATTCTTCTATTTGACCCGTGGATGTTATTAAAAACTTAGGATTTGGGATATAAGTCTGAACTTTTATCTCAAAAGTCTTCTTAATAACCCTCTCCTCCTTATCCCCTGGACTTAGTGTAGAGCTGTCCGATTCCCCAGAAAGGAAGGCTATTCCCGCATCTCTAGTACCTGCTTGTAGTGTAGTAGAGGGGTTAAACATCAGCCTAATCTGCTCTGCTACTTGATCATTATCCGCTTTATACTTAGTCCATACATTTATCCCGTAAGACACAGTTATAGCCTTTGGAACTAAACTTACTACCCTTAAAGCTCTGTGCTGAGAATCATCCCACACCTTATCCATTACAATAAGGTTATCAGGTCTTCTTCGCTCTGCATCCTCATCACTCGTAGTTTGGTTAATAGATACGATTGGAAGAATTATATTATTCTCCTGAGTCAGCTTGGCTATCGTTCTTTCTGGATTTGCATGAATGCACTTAATATCCCTTATATTGTTTTCACTATCTATGTAAGCAAGACTTCCTAATTTAGAAATAAGAAATTTTAATAGTTCTCTGTATAAAAGAGGTATTTTATTTTTCTTATTAGTGGCTCGGACAATATAGTCCTTAGCCCACCGCATCGGATCATTTTTACTAACCCAGTCCGTAGACCCAGTATTTGAGCTTAAAGATGAAGTATCTGTCCAAGTGTGTAATTCTGGCCTCTGGTCGTACCCGTAATCAACCATAGTCTTCCTCCAGGTCCTCTAGGCTTGCCACTCCTGGACTTTTACTAGTCTTGTGGAGAGGAGTATCTTGAACGTCTGACGAGTCTCTGAGCAGCCTTGCAGAGTACGAGAAGTGGTACACCCCATATATCTCAAAGCTATCCTCTTGGACCTCGAATATCTCATATTTTTGATTCTGAAATTTAGGCTGTATTACATCTCCAGGGATTGGTCGCCTTGAGAGCTTAGTCTCTATATAGCTCTTATTAAATACGAACATCTGGTCATTGGTTAATTCAATACCAAACTCGGTAAGATTTTCTTCAAGTACCTTAGGATCGTAATGCCCATGTACTGTTACAGGTTCAGATACTACAGGCTTATTTCTCTCTTCCATGTAGACATCATCGTAATTGGACTCAGATTGCATGTATTTGAAGTAGAGTAAATCGGAACCACCCAGCCTTATAAGCTCGTCATCAATGAAGTTGAACAAGTTTATATCTGGATTTTCCTCATCAAACATGTTTAAAATGCTTGGTGATTCATCCAGATCTGGCAGTAGGGGTGTCTCCCTATTTACTTTATAGTTTTTCATAAATTACTTTCGTCGTTCCATTTTCTTCATCGTCTAGCGGCTGCAAGCCTAGCTCTAGCCCTCAACACTGCGGGGTTTGTTCTGCTTCCCAACTCTCCTGGTGTTTTTCCTCTACTTTTATCAATGTCATCATCCTGAGATTTCGTAGTCTCTTGAGAGAAAGGAACCGCTCCATGAGGTTTAGTAGGCTTGTTTTCATTTTCAGCAGAGCAAGCCCCCGTAGTACAGGCAGCAGCTACCGTTGCGATAGCTAACCCCTTCTTAGCCTTATCCTTATACTTCTTAGCCGTATCCCCAACCTTCTTCTTAAGCCTATCCCACTTCTCACCTTCTAGGACAAGTTGATAAATTCTATCTATTCTTTCTTCATCCATCTCCGATCTCCCTTCGTCTTTCAATTCTAGATTTATTCTTTTTCTAGTATTTCTTCCCTTAGTAGAAGTACCCCCTGCTTTCGTCACTACTTTCTTCAACGCCTTCTTTAGATCCCTGTCATCATCACTCTTGCCACTCCCCCCAGCCACCCCTCTGCTGGTTGTTTTATCTTTTTGGTTAGCTTTCCTAATAAGAGCTATGGTTTTTTCACTCATCTTAATATCCTAGAATGTTGTGAACACTGGTGGCTCCTCGAACTCTTTTAAGAGTTCCTCCGATAGTGCTGCTTTTTCTTTATCTGAAGCTTGGAGAAGCTCTGTACCATTTAAGGAAGCCCCACCCCCAGGTGACGGGATGGACTTATACTTACTTCTAATTTCTCCAAGTATTCCTTTAGCGCAAGCTAAAGCATATCTCTGTATCCAATTTCTGTATGCAGGGTGTAGGGTTCCTGAATCTAAGGCTCTGTACTCTAAAATAACAGCCTGTGGTGTGGTAACGGGTGTAGGAGATAAGTTTAAGAATCGGTTATTAACTATATTAAATGACCCCTCCTGCCCTAATATCTTTCTCATCTGCTCTAAGTTTTGTTGTAACAAGTAGAAATCGGCTATACCAAAATCTTGAAATAGAAAGTTATCTTGAAAGTACTTAATAAAGAAGTCAAATTCCAGAGTTCCTGCTTGAGACTGGATGGATAATAGAGTCTTCTTATACACAACATACTCTAAGTTATCTAATATGTATGATGGCACAGCATAAAGATTTATACCTGCTGATGCATCAAAAGCAGCATACTGCTTGGTGCATAGAGGAGCATGATAAGATAACTTGCTTACAGCCTCATCTAAACATGTCTTTATCTGGAAGGGAGATAACTCAACCCTAACTACGGGATGTCCTAATCTAGCAAATATGAAGTCTCTGAGTGTCTCTTCAAAGTGCGAGAACTCAACTCCATCTTGCATGGTAGTAGCATTTAGTTTATCTCTATCTATCTGTCCTTTTGGAACTCCGCTCTCTAGAGTGTTCCCACCCCAAGACGCAAAAGAGTTACCAAACGTACTGACATTAGGTACTGCTGGGCGGGTTGCCATCTGAATCTTCCTTTATGGGTAGAGTTGCTTTCTTCGTTGCTTTCTTCGTTGCTTTCTTCACTGTCTTCTTTTTAACAGGTTTAGATTCGGGAATTACTTTAACTCCTGTAAAACTACCAAGGGGTGAGGAGCTTGTAAAATCAGCCCCAGGCATAATCCTAGTCAGCTTTCCATCTATGGATATCAGTAAGGGTACAGACCCCGTATAGTTATATTTATATGTCATGCAATCCTCCTAAGTTATATAGACAAAAAGAGAGGAGGTCAGAGAGTTTATTTCTCTGACCTCCCCAAAGCATTCAAACTTATTCTTCAGCTATTATGATACTCCAGCCGATCTAATGAACGGGCTATAGAGGAAGTTAGCTGTCGGTCCAACCAGACGAATAATCCGATAGAATCTCTCAGCAGGTGCAACAGCAGCTTTGCCGTAGCGAGTGAGGATTCCCTTCCGTGGTTGGAAGGTCTCGGGATCGGTGATTGTTGGCAACTGTTGCAGCGGAATATATGGAGCGTAAACGTATCCAGCATCCATAGCATTACTGCCCTTATAACCAATCATCATCTCATCATCAGGATAAAGAGGATCAACATACAGATCATAGCGACCCATAAACTTACCCTTGAACTGGATGGCGTTCTTACCAATATTGGTAGGAGCGTCATCACGAACGATGCCACCCTCTAACTTGGATGCTGATTCCAGCATCGAAGCCACGAGAGGTGAAGTAAGAATCCAACTACCAGGACCACGCAGAGTAGTCTTGTAGATG